GCATCTGCAGGGGAGGAAGGCCTGGAATCTGGCGGTTATAGATGCTGCTTACATAGTTATCTATGGTGCTCTGGTGCTGCTGGTTCGTCTCCAACTGGCCCGTCCGCTTATTGAACCAAGGAGTTGCCGGGTTAGTAAGAACTGGTTCATACATGCCCATGGCGATCTGTCGGGCATTGTTGGCCGCTGTGTTCTGGGCATTGTATATGTTCGCCGTCGCCGTCATCCGATTGATGGCAAGCTGCTGCGGCTCAAGCTCGAACTCGCGCATCTTCTGATATTCGGACGCACCAGCGCCTAGACCGGTAGCAAGTGCGGTCAGCGGGTTCTTGGTGTTTGCCGTGCCGAACGCCCCAATACCAGTGAGCAAGGGAACGATGGCATCGGCGCTCCCATGCTTGAGGTTGTGCCAGAAATTGCCGTGCGTATCGTCGCCATTGGTATTACGGGGCTGTTCGGCCTGCGCTTCCGGGATCGGCGCAGATGCGAGGCCGCGCGCCTGATCGAGGTCGTTGACCGGCTCCGAGAAATTGGACGGTAGGAGATCCTTGGGACGCTTGCCAGATGCAAGTCCGGTATCGTCCGGCGTGTCCAAATCGGGAAGGTCGGAATTGGCCGCCGCCTGATCAGGATCGGGCGCGCCACCATCGGCGAAACCCTGCCGCAGAGCGCCAAGGCCACGGACAAGATCTCCAGTCGTCTCGGCCCCCTGTGCGGGGCGCATGAAATGCTTGATATAGGCGGCGAGCGCAGTAGGAGCGTCATCGGCTGAAAGCACGGACGATCCGCCCCTGTCGCCGCCGTTCAGTTCATGCCAGAGATAATTGAGCTGGTCACCCTTGTCAGGATTGTCACCATACTGATCGACCAATTGCTTTTTGCGCGCACCGAGCCACTGACCCAACCCCAAAGCACCCGACTTGGGATTGACCGCGTTCGGGTTGTTGGCACTCTCCGCATAGATCCCGGCGGCAATGCCTTGCGCCTGATCGTCGCCCAATCCCTTGGACTTGAGGAACGACACCACCTGCGGATCGAGATGGCCAGGCTTGGGGAAAGGTGGAGGCTTGCCGTTTGATCCACTAGCCGTTTCGATCGGTTCCGCTGCCAGTCCCGTAGGAGCGCCATTGGCGACCATGCGCTGCGGTTCGCCATCATTGCCGCTGTCGTCATTGGCTGCGTCATCGGTGACCGGCGGCGGACCATGGTGCTGCAGCATCGGGTTCAACGCGATCATCAGCGCACGACGGATTGCCGAGATATTGGGTCCGTTGGTCGCGCCACCGTCTGCGCGCTTCGTCGGGAAGGGAGGAGGCTTGCCATTCGAACCGCTGAAGGCATCCGTAGCCCCACCATCAGCGCGCTTGGCCCGTCCACCCCGCGCGAAGGCCGCAATCGTGCTGGCGATCGAGGCGATATCCTTGAGGTCACCCAGCGGATTGCTGTTGGGAGCATTCGCCGGCTTGGCCGCGTTCAGCGTGAACTTCTGCTGGTCGTCGGGAATGTCGAGACCGTGATCTCCGCCATAGGGCATGTCGTCAGGGTTGCCGCCCGATGCCAGACCGCCACGGGCATAGCCATCACTATCGTCCCCCTCCTTATGGCCGTAACTCCATGCGCCGAACTTGTCCCCGGCCTTGCCGATCGCGTCAACGTCACCCGCCAGAGACGAAGCGTCGTGCAACAGGCTGTCCTGTTTCGGCGTGGGGTTCTGAGCAACCGCCAGCGTATGCGACTGACTGGGCGTCTCGGGGACGATGCTGCCCGCTCCCAATCCGCTCTTGACGTTCAACAGCGGCGCGTACATCTGCTGATAGGCGCCGAGCATTTCCTGCCAATTGGACGGATCATAAGCCCCTCCGCCACCCGCGAAATGACCGCGCTTGGCTGCGTCATCGGTCGCCTTGCGGTAATCGACCGTCTTGTAGCCCGATGCCAGACCCACCGCGTCTGGATGCGCGTCCTCGACGTCCTGAGCCATGAGGCCCATATGCGTCTGCGGTTGTCCCTTGTACTTATACGTGTAGATAGGCTGACCGTCGAAGGTCTTACCGACTTCACGGATGCTGGTTTTAAGTTCTCGATCAGAGAAAATGCCGTTCTGTGTAGAATTGGTGGTAGTTGTGGAACCGGAAAGACTTCCAGTACCTTCCGCGATTCCAGCAAGGAACTGCGCGACCTGAAAAGGGTAACTTTGGGACTGGAGGAACTGCTGGTACTGAGCAGTGTCCTGACCTTGCTGCGTCTGCTGCTGTAGTTGGCCAGCACTTGTCTGCGCTGCCGCTCCAGCAAGACCAGCCTGCTGCGCCGCCGTGCCTAGGCCAGCAAGTTGAGCACCCATCTGCTGCTGTGCAGTGCGGTTAGCCTGACCAGCCGCTAGGCCGACACCCTGCTGCTGCTGTGCGACGCCGAGAGCGTTGTTGTATCCTTGATTGAGGATATTCGAATAGATGTTGGCGTTTGCCAGATTCTGCTGTTGCGCGAGATTAGCGGCCGCGATTCCGCCCCTATCGCCGCCAAAGGCGCCGCTCTGGATAGCGGTGCCAAGCTGGCCGGACTGCTGTTGCTGATTGTTCTGATTGAGAAGCGCCGACTCCGAACCCAAGACGGTATTCAGATAGGGTGACATGTATTTGTTGATGGCGCTGCTATCCAGATCCGTAGGATTGACAGCCTGTCCCCCTGCATTGGTGGCAGCTGTGGCAGCGGTATAATATGGCTGGTAAGAGTTCGCGGCTGCATTGGTATTTGCGATGCCGGTCTGCTCTTGGGCGTTGATCGGTGCAACAAATTCTCCCGAATACGGGACGAAAGGACGGGAAGCTGCTTGCTGAGCGGTCTGATTTACTGCAGTATAGCGATCGAGTACGGCCTGCGGAATTTGCACAGTGCTCGTCGACGTGCTGCCCTTGCCCGATCCCATTACCTTAGTTCCTCAAGATACTTAAAAGAAAATCCTTTCGTGTCTTTGAATTTTCCTTTGCATACCTTCGTGATCATGGAATTATCCACGCCATAGAATTTCGCCGCTTCCTTAGCGGAGGGGAACTCCTTCCGATCATTTATGCATATGATCGGTATACTCCTCTCACGGATCTGGCGCTCTTTGCGGTCATCAGACCACATTTCCTTCATCTTCGCGCAAAATTCAGGGGACCGCTTGCGGCCTGAATTGGCAAGTCTACGCTTTTCGATCTCCTCGTGAGACTGCTTGCGGCCAGTAAGCCCTTTCCGCATTTTTTCGATATGTTCCGGAGAAAGTTTCTTGCCCATATGAGCAGCTGAAATTCTCTGAGCATGCTCCTTAGTCCGGATGCGGGCTTTCTGACTTCTAGAGCGTTTTTCCTTCACCTCAGGCCGCTGAGAGGCCGCACGAATTGCGGCTGACAATCTCTCACTCATTCCAGGTGCGTTGAGAGCCGCCTTGGTAGATGCCGATATTTTCGCCTTCTGCTCGTCGCTATGCTTTGTGCCGAGTTTTGCAGCACGCATTTTTGCTCTTGTTTCTGGATGGGGATTAACTCCGCCATCCCCACCGGCCGTGCGGTTGGCTAAATCACATCCCTTAGCAAGCCAGAAGGCGATACGCTCCATTTCCAGAGCCTTGGCATCATCATCACTTAGACCGGTTGCGATAATCCTGATCTCAACAGACAACCCCATACGGGCGAGCTTTTTCTGTATTCTCTGGTGATGCTCCTTGCGTCCGTACATAACGCGCGAGCGTCGACCACATCCCTTGCCGACATAGAAGCATATATTTTTGTCAGGTCTCCAGTGCTCATACACATAGAAGATGAGGCCTTTATCCTGCATTTCCTATGGACCCTTCTACGATGACGACAGGTTCGGTATTACCATCGCTTTCTTCTCTAGTCCATTCCCCGCCGGGCGCGCCTGTTGTGGCATTGTGCAGGAAAAATGCCCCACTTGGTTCTCCAAACTCGCGCTGATACATACGGACCTTGCCCTTTGTTCGAGCGTTGGACAGAACCCCAATAAGCAGGGGCATCATTAGATCATCAGCTACCTTTTTGGTGAGTTTGGCTAGCCGTCTAGCTCTACCGCCCTTTGCGCTTCTGCGATCTGGATGAACAAAGACAACCAGTTCCTCCACGATTATGGTGTCGGAATACCAAACCTCTCCGATTTGGAGAAGGACGACACCATCAATCTTGCCATCTGGTCCTTCTACGACCCCCACCAATCCATGGTCCCTATGCAAAAGAGACCACATTTTCGTGGCTATTTTTGCCATGCTCGGCGGAAGGAACGCGTTCTCGTCGGTGCTGATTTTAGCCAGCTCCATGATTTCCCCAAGATCGCCCGGCTCGCCAAGGCGGATGGTCAATGCGTCAGACATGCCGCCTCGTATTCTTTCTGAGCGTTCCGCTGATACTCGATCGCGATCATGAGAAGATATTCAATGCGCTGTATTTCGGCGAACTCGCGCGCCATTTCTCGCGGTGAATTTTCCTCGTGATCGAAAAATTCCAGATACCGCTTAACATGATTCCTGAGATTGAGGCTGCTCAAGGCTCCGAAGAATGATTCATCGCTTTTTGTCGTGTCGCCTTCCGCGATGCTCATGCACACCTGAGCCGCCGAAATGCTCGGCATATCATGGTGCTTGATATCAACTCCAATCTCGGCCTCCATGGCGTACAATTCCCATGCCCACCAAATCCAGAGCGTTGTGCTGAACTCTGTGCGCTTGGACATTTCGAGCTTAAGCTTGTCTTCGATCTCATAGAGATCTGAGCACCCTAGAATGAGGGCTTCGCCTTCGTCATTTGTCATGTATGTATCCCTGTTTGTCAGTATGTTAATCCCTGGCTGGGCCGGGTAGTTTGTTTAGCGTTTTGACCAAATCCTTTCTACTGCGGAGGATAAATTCGTCAAGAATCCGATGCCCGCGCTGCATATCGCCCTCGCCAATTTCGGCCACTTTTTCGGGAGAGATCGCATATTCCCCGCCCGCGACGACAACGGGAACGGTGCCGGTCTTTCCGCCCTTGGCGCGGTTCTGAAGTTCGACGTTGTAGGGACTGTCGCTCTGACCGTAGGGCTCGTCACTGTCGGAGCCGTAGGGTCGCTTTCCGCTGTTATAGGGTCCACCCTTGGCGTTGTAGGGCGTTCCACCGAACAGGCGGTTCATGACACGGAAACCAGCGGACGTATTTCCTTCACCATAAGAGCTGACGATATCCGCTGGCAATATGTAGCTCCCAGCTTTTACATGTAAGGGCAAGTGGTCCGTTCTGCCCGCAACAGAGCTATTGATAGGCCCTTCATGGGTGACGGTGACGGAACCGCCAGATGCACGAGGTTTCCGAGCAATTCGCAGAGCATTCTTGATCGCATCCATCTGCTTATCCTCAAACGCTCGTGCCGCCGGAAATCGTGAGTGTCAGACCCGCGCCCGAAGCAAGAGCCTGCACCGTATAGCCGGCCGGAACGATTATACGACCTGTCCATGTCAGCGTCGAGTTAGCGGGAATCGACAGGCCGAAGAAGATTGCATTCGAGGCCGAAGCGGTTCCACCCGGCGCGACGATCGACATGGATACAGTGATCGCCGAACCCGTGGTATTGCAGAACAGGATATCGTCTATATGGCTCGCTGCGTTACTGGCAGAGGTGTAGAGCACCGTGTAAGAGGTGGTAATCGGCCCCTGAAACAGCGAGGCGATGGCGAGATTGTTGTAGATCCCGCCCGTTTTAGACGTAAGCGTATTGATGGCAACGACACCGTTTTGCAGGGCGCTCAAGATGTCTGTAAGCGATGCCATCCTATTGATTTTCCTATCAAAATCTGCCGTCTGGCGAATATCTGTACCTTATCGCCCCTAGCCGCCAAAAAGTACCGATATCATTGCTCGAAACGGCGATCGAAACCAACCGGCCTCTAAAGCGCGGAGATATGAGCGTTGTCTGTTGTGTCACCGCATAAGGCCCGAATACCTTCGGTGTCTGTCCCGGATAATCCGCGACATAGAAAGTGATGTTGACCGTCGCGTTTGAGTTTCCGGCGAAATAGCCCCATTTCATATCGGGGAAGACCTGATCCACGTAGGTCATGTTATCGCCGTCACCGATCGCGAAATATCCGCTCTGGATGGACGCGAGGAGAGGCTGCCCATCGGCATCGGGCGAGGTTTCGTGCTGGTAGAGATACAGAGATACCGGATCGGCTCCTATCGGAGGACCGAGAACCGATTGATCCACCCACGCACTGCGGCCGAGTTTGCCGTAATCCCATGCGTTGAGCGCGGGATTGAACTTGACGTAGCTGTCGACCTCTCCACCTCCTTGGAGGGAGGGGAAATACCAGGCTATCTCGCCAAAGCGCGAATTGACCGCTACCCGGATCTTCTGAAGGTTGTTCTGGTCGAGGTTTTGAAAAGCCACATCCCATACCGGACAGGGAACCGGCTGCACCCCTTCCCCCGCCAGCGCATAGAACTGCGATGGCCCCATCCAATAGACCACACCCCCGAGTGTCCCGGCTGCCTTGCGGGCGATCAATCCACAACCGGAACCCAGCTCGTTGAAGCCATAGACGAACGGCAGGCTCTGATACTGCATTGCCCATACGCCTAGATCGGTCCAGAGCAAGCCCTGTTGCGGCCCCTGTATGCCGCCGACGATCTTTGATCCTCTAGGGATTCGATAGGAACCCGCCTGATTGGTGACCTGTCCCGCCCACACCGTGAAGTTTCCAATGTCGCACCAGCGCACCAAGAGAGGATCTTGAATGCCGTCGAAACTCGAGCCCCATGCGATGATCTGACGCTGGGGCATCGCGACAAAGAACCCATCGTTGACCGGCGGCGCTTGGGGAATCACCGTTGCCGTGGGAGAACCGGAGAGCGGGTCCCACTGGTAGATCGGTTGATAGGGGATAGCCGAAGCGTTGATCGGGCAGGAGAGCAGGATTTGTCCCCAGTTCCCAAGCACCCAATCGCTGGCAGATATTGGGGAGCCAGTGGCCGGAATGATGGCTGTCCCGCTTCCATATCCCCCCAGGCCGTATCCCCCAATGCCGTATCCGGTCCCGGAAGGAATGGAGCCGACACCGAAAGAGTAGATGTAATAAGCATTGCCGCCATTGATAAATGCATTGGTCGAAGCGCTAGGCGTTGTTGGAGCGTTGATGGTGAAGTTGTTGGCATCAACCACGGTTTGAACGACATAATCGCCATAGAAGGTTGTCCCTCCAACCGTGGTGGAGACGAGAACGGTAAAGGTGCTGCCTAACGTCTTTCCATGAGCAGGAAGCGTTATGGTGACGACTGGAGACCCAGACACCACCGTGATCTTGGCCGTGACACCCGAACTGGACGTGGAGGTCGCGAGCACCGGATTTCCGAGTACATCGATAGCCTGGACCGTGTAACTGCTCGGTGCGATAAAGCCGTTAGGATCGGTCGGGTAGAAACCGAACAGGACCAAGCCACCAATCGCAATCGGAGTGGCGATATAGACGCTATCGTAGTTGGTGATGCCCGTCACCGTGGTATCGGTGATCGTGACGTAACTACTGCCAGCCGTCGACGAAACCGTGATCGTCGCAGCGGCGTTGGTCGTCGTACGTGGGGTAATGTCCTGTGTGTTGCCGTTGGTGATGACGCCTAACGTCGCCCTACCAGAGATCGTCTGTGTACCATAGGACAGATGGGAGACGCCATTAGTGTCTTCCCATGCCCAGAGTGCGCGGGTGATAGCAGCGGTCTTTTGCTGAACATAGCGTGACCAGCCACCCAATTTCTGCGAGAGAGCGCCTGATGTGCGATCATAGAAGAAGCGCATCAGGTTCGAGACGCTTATGCCAGCTTCGTTCAAAGTTTGCGTCTCTACGACGTCCACTCCCGGGCGCAATTTAATCGTGGCGTGCGGCATTTACCGACCCGGAGTCGCAACAGGAGTTTGGCCCATGGACGACCATGCACCTGCCGAGAATTTTTTCCTCGCTTCCTCAACCCCAGCGCCTCTCAGAAGGCCTTGGTAAACAGCCTCATACGCGCCGGGCATATCCGGATCTGAGCCAACTGCGGCTCCGAAGTTCCGCTGGTATTGGGCGATGACAATGAGCGACGCTTGCGTGAGAAGGTCCGGCAGGAATTGGCTGATGAACGTCGTAGCCGTCCCAGCCTGTGCCTGATTGGCATAGGTGTTCAGCGAGGGCAGACGCACCGTCCCGAACGCCGATATCGCATAGTTCGCATCGGCATAGGGACCGAACAGGATATTGTTCGATGTGCTGCCCCCCGCATTATCCCCGCCGATCATGGCGAAATAGGCCGGCTGTCCGGTGATGCCTGATGTGCCATAGACGTTCTGGATGAATTCCTTGCTGACCGGAGACAGCGGATTGCCCGAGATGCTCAGCGTCTGGATCGTGACGAAATCGCCGACCGGGATAGATACCTGATTGCTGCCAGCGGTGATGTTGTAGTTGTTGCTGGTGAGCGAGGGGAGGAGATCGAGGTCGCGCTGAATGCGAAGCTCGGCATAGTTCAGCGCTGACAGCAGCGCCGTGTTGAACGATGCGTCCACGCCCGACACCACACCATTCACGGTCTGCGTCGTCATGACCGCGAGATTGGCGATCTGGGAGACGTATCCGTTATAGGTGAGGGGGATGGGTGTGGTCATCAGAAACCCCAATATTGCACGGTCGGCGCTGACGAATAGGTAATAACCGCTGATCGGCTCTGCGGAATAACGAAATATCCGCTCGCACCCACGTTAAGTCCGTTGATGTTTATGGTGGATACGGTTCCTCCTGAGACGAATATGCTGACTGCCGATCCCGTGTTGTTGGTGAATGTATATGGAGAGGCTGTAACCGTCGCCGAGGTTACGCCAATAGGATTATAACCGATATTACCTGAAACATTCTTGGTCGTCCCAGTACCTCCATCAACAAGTCCGTTATTATTGAGGGTAACATCGTTATTAGCGATGATGTAGTTATTGCTGGTTCCTGCCGCGAGATTGATAGGCTGATTCTGCGTGTTGGCGAAATTGCCGACCTGACCGATACGATTGTTGCTGATGTTGAAATGGGAGATATTGGCGGCAATGTTGATAGCGCCATATGTTCCACTCGAACCGAGAGAATTACCGGAAATCTGGCAGTTCAGAACATTGATATCCGAGCGTGTCCCCGCATTCGTGATTTTGATGCCTTCCTGAAAGTTATTCAGGATATGACAGAAGTTGAAATTGATGTTGGTGACGGCACCAACGCCATCGATCAAAGCGCCATTTACCTGATTGGTAGCCGACCAGACATTATCAAAAAATACGCCGGTCACATAGGCACTGGCATTAGCGGGAGCGATCTTGATCCCAGATGCTCCGTTCGTGTCAAACGTCAGATTCTGAAGGAATATCCAATTCGCAAAATCTGTGTTGGTCTGAGGATCGATTAGGAGCGAATTGGTACAATGTAAAAAGTCCGATGAGGATACCCACATCGCTCCCGTGTTGTTGATCCTAAGGCATGCCATAGGCTGCGATCCGTTAGGCGCATCCATCACGACATTGGTGATGAAAACGTCTGCGGATTGACCCTGTGAGTAGATACCAACGCCTGTGGTGGCGACGGTGTTCGTTATGTGCAGATTGGTCAGATATTGAATGGAGCCGGTGACGGTGTCGATGCCGTGGAATGCGCCGTTCAGGCCAATGTCTCGCGCGATAAAGGTGTTGGTGGTGGATATGCTGATATAGGTCCCGGCCGTCTGGGTGACGCCGTTATTGATTGTCAGTCCGGTGATCGCCTGATTGTTCGATCCGGTGAAAGTGAAGGCGCCACTCGTGGCGGAAGCGAGGCTGATGATGGTATTGCCGATGCCATCGCCCTTGATGACGATATTCGAACAGGAAACCGTTATGTTAGAGGTGATCTTGTAGGTTCCGTGCGGAAAGAACAGGGTTCCACCCGTTGCGCAAACCGCTGTGATCGCAGAATTGATACCGGTCGTGCTATCACTGGCGCCGGTTGCGTCAACACCAGAGAAATCGAGCGCTGAATAGGTATCCTGGAATTTGTTGGTGATGCTACGCGCAATGCTGCCGGTTGCGCCTTGCAGATATTGGAGGTTGGAGGTAGCCGCCGTCGCTGTGCTGGCGTTGGTGCCGCCATTGGCGATCGGGACTAGGCCATTGATACCGCCATTGCCAGATGCCGCGACATTGATCGCAGGAATGTCAGCGCCGGCCAGAACTCGGAATGATGGGGCGCCGCTAGATCCGTTTGGACCGATAAATGCAGCATTAGCTGTCGTTGTTGCCGATCCAGTACCGCCATTCGCGATCGGAAGAATTCCTGTCACCCCAGTGGTGAGAGGAAGACCCGTTGCATTGGTCAGAACTGCGGTGCTCGGTGTGCCTATGTTTGGGGTTGTGAATACGGGAGATGTCGTGAGCGCGATCGATCCGGAACCGCTTACTGCCGCCCCAAGCGCCGTCCCAACACCGGTCCCAAGATTGGATATATCCGCGATGAGCGGAGCACGAAAAGATGGAACGCCGCTTGATCCATTCGGGGAGGCGAGAAAGAGATTGGCAGACTGACTGTTCAGCGTTCCTGTAAGCGTGCCCGATAGCGTGACAGGAGAATTGGTCACGGTAAATATCGACGGCAGCGACAATCCAACGCTCGTGACCGTACCCGTGGTATTACTAAACGGACCCTGCGTCACGCCATTGATGCGCGCGTAGAGACCCGCTGTGGTCGTCCAGATATCGCCATCGGTTGGAGTTGTCGGAGCGACACCAATCGGGATATTGATCGGGGCAGCGCCTGTCGTGCCCGCGTTGATGATCAATTCGTCGCCGGGTTGGATCTGCTGATATTGCCCCAGAGAATTTAGGACCAGAGGATATTTCTGTGCCGCCATCGCCGGAGCGGACAGCAACGCCAGAGCAGCAAGGATACGCTTCATCACAGTTGCACCGGAGGTTGCAGGGAAAAGAAGATGCCAGCGCCGGGAGAGGCGGCGCCAAGCGGCTGGACGATATGTCCGCGCGTAGTGGGAGGGCTCGTCAGATATCCGCCTGCCACGGTATCGCTGAGCCATACCGTTGACCCACCCGAACCGTTCGGCACCGTCACCGCGAAATCGAGGCCAGCGCAGTAGAACAGGCCAGTGTTTCCGCTTCCGGTTCCCACCAGCGAAAAGGCGTTGGCGAAAGTCGAGAACCCCGTAGCGATAGCGGGCTGGGCGAGTAGCCCCCCACCAGAGGCGTAGAGATTGACGAAAGCGCCGGCTGCGATGGTGGAAGTCGCGGTTGCTACCAGAACAAGCGAGGGATTGAGCCCACCAGAGGCAAGCGCTGCGACCTGACTGACTGTGCAGCGAGCCGATGTTCCCGCCTGCACGACTTCCATCAGTTCATTGCCGGCGAGAGCAATGACGGGAGTAAGGTTTGGGATCGACGTGTTCGCCATAAACGCACCTTAGCCGACTAAGGGCATTGCGGCAATTCCGGATTAATACCGGATAGGTGGTTGACTAGCCTATCGCCTGATCGAACGCGCTTGTCACGGTTACCGTGCCAGCGGTGATCCGCCATGCCCAGAACCAGCCGACCGGCAGCGAGAAACTGACCGGCACTGCTTGGACGGTGCTGATATTGAGGCCGAGCGACAACGATCCAGTGTTGGAATTGCTGTATAATCCCACCACCGTCCCGGTTCCGGCCGCCACGGCATTGGTAGCCCCGATGACAATCTGCGCGCTGTTGGTTGACCCTCCGCTTAATGTCAGGGCTGCCGCAGAGGTGAGATTGACCGTGACGACGGCCGGTTGACGCGAGTTGGTCGCCTGATAGGCGGTCGCCGCAGCCGGCGTAAGAGGATTGGGGATGCCAATTCGAGACCGGCTGAACAGTGGCATCAGATGAGCACCGTCACATTGGCATTGCCGGTCGCATTGACGTCCCAGACACCCGTGATCAGTCCGGTAAACAGGAACGGAACTTCGTAATAATCGCCCGGTCGGATCGATACCGTGTACATCGTCGTCGAAACTGTGCCTTTGGCGAGCAGAGCATAGAGATTGCCAGTAGCCGCATTGGCGATCGTGACCGGACCCCTGTTTGGGTCACCCGCAACTAGCGGAACAGGTTGCTGAGATGCCGGGATCTGTGTGGTGTTGCCATCTGTCCGAACAACTGTCGCGGCAGAACGGACATGAAGGGCCGCCGCGCCGTCCCCATTGTCCCATAGCCTGATTTGCCGCCAACCGACCGGATTGTCTCCGGCCATGCCCAGCATGCCATCGGTCATGGGATGGACTCCTCGAACCAGTTGATGACGAAATCCACCTTAGACGCATTGGCCCCAGACCCTGTTCCGGTGATGTAATAGCCCAATGTGGCGCCCGGCTTGAGTTCGCGTTCGGTGTCGATCACGAATGGCGATCCCACGGCAGAAAGTGCCGTGATCGGGTTGCTGGTGGGAGGCGAGGTATCGATATGTGTCGCGCTGACGTTGAAAGCCAGCATGCAGACGCTTAGCGGATTGGGCGATGCGGGCGCCCCAAGCTGAAGGTTGGACCCAGTGCCAAAGGTCATTCCCGTCGTGACCGGATTTTCCAGTTGGGAAATCTGCAACGGCGCATCCGCTCCGCTGCGATTGGTAAAGAAAAATCTCCTCCGGATGAACATGTTGAGCGAGCTGTTGCTGGGATTATTGATCGCCAGATTGAGGAACATGCCCGCCGGGACGGTCTGAATGCCCGTGCTGGCACTAAATCCATGGGCGTTGCGGATTGCCTCCTCTTCGGCCGTGTGAACCGGACCAGAGATACCAATGATAGACGCGGAAACCGTCGCGAGAATGGAGATCGCCACCGACCCGACGAAATTGGCCTGAGCCTGTACGACAAGCCTCTGTCCGCCGGTGATAACGGGAAACTCTTTCTGGACGAGCGCGCCGTTACCTGTGATCGTTGCCGTGCCCGATGATCCTATGCCGCTTTTATAGGCAATGCGGGTGCCCTTGACCGATGCACCTGGATCGGTGGTTCCGTAGATCAGGATATCGCCCGTCCATGTCCCGTTGACGCTGACGAAGGCGCTGGTCGACCCGGGACATAACAGGGCCACCATGTCGTTGACGGCAGCAAGGGTTCCGTTGGCCGGTCCCCACGAGGAGTAAAAATCCGTCATGATGCGATGAACCCAAAAGAGGTAATGGCCCCCGCAGCCGTCGCCGTCGTCCCCGCTACATCAGTCGTGAACGCGAACCCGACACCTACTGAGAGATAAAGCCCTCCATTGGGAATGGACTGATTGAAGTTAGAGTTTGACCCAATCGGATATGTCAGAACCGGCGTGTCCGTGCCGATGACCGGAGCCGACGCCTTGTTGTAGATCTGTAGGTAGACATTCGCACCCGATGTATTGATGCCCCACCAGCCGAACGCCCCGCCAGCCGTAGCTTTGGCATTGGTCGGTGAGCCCGTCGCCGCAGACGAGGCGATACGGACGAAGATATTGGCTTCCGGCTTGACGACGACTTGTAGATTGCCGTTGAAATCGACCTGTAAATCCCCTCTCTGGCCAGTCGTGAACGTTGGAGGTGTCGAGTTGTAAACCCCGCCAGCCTTGACTGGATTGCCTACATCGGTCGTCCCAGACGCGGTGTTGCCCTGTATTTGATCAGCGGTAGAACCGGACCCAGTGTTGACGATCAACTGACCCGTGGAAGTGGTAGAGAGCGGCCGAGCGTTCGTGCCATCGCTTCCCATGACCAAAGTGCCGCCGGTCGGTGCGATGTTACCAGACGTAGCTACGGGGGACGGGTTTGTCGTCGACAGGCCAGAAGAGGGCGACTGCGCAAAAGCAGGCGTCGAAATCAGCAAGGCTAGGATAACGCGCCGCATGACCCTCCCCTGTGAAAAGCCGTCTCAAAAGGACTTCTAAGGCTTTGTCTTCAGGTCTGCGGTATTTGTGTATAGCCTATAGGCAATCCGACCGATATTGTCCAGACGCGAGTTCCACCGGCTAGCAATCCACCCTGCTTTGTTACGTTGACGGTCGTGTAGCTGAACACCATCGGGCTGATCACGACTATCGAATAGGTGCCATCGGCGAGATTGTCCGTCGCGCCCTGCACCGATACCTGGCTGTTGGTCGAGAGATTATGCGGGGCCGAACAGGTCGCCGCCACGGTATAGAAGCCATCGCTGCTGAGCGACAGGATCGAGAGCGTGGGGCCGTAGTGCACGCCCTGCGAGAGCGGCTGAGTTGCAGCCTGTGATATGCCGGAGGGGCGCCCGATCGGTTGCGTGGTACGATTGGCGCCGGATGTCGTGACGAGCTGCTGGCCCTGCGGCACTGGAATGCCCGTGGTGGGGTCTATCAGGCTCTTGGCTGTGGTGACGCGGTAATCGGTTTCGTCGGCGAGATAGGGCTCTACACGCGGCTGGACGATCGGCAACGGATCGGCTGGGAGCACGATGGCTCTCCGATTTTCCTGCGGGACGTCAAGGCACCGATTACACACAAGTATGTATGTGTTCTGGAGAGCGGCGCCTCTCCATTCGTACTGCCACACCATATCCTTACGCGTGACGATGAAACCGCACCGATCACAGCGCCCTGCGGCACTCGGGCTTGATGGGCTTACCCGTGCCCTGCCAAGTTTAGATGCGTAAGCCATTATCTAAAATAAGAATTTAGCATCGGAGACACGTAAATATCACCCGCTTCGGTGTTCTGAGATTTGGCTAGTGCGTAAGAACGCTCGAATGCTGCATCAAGCGCGGTTGCCTTATCCGGAGCCCAAATCATGGCCAATCGTGCCGACAATCCCAACGCGAAGGGCTCAAGATAATAGTTCGGCAGATCCATTCCCGTGCCGTTGGAGAGCACGGCGTCTTCAATCTGGCTGACGAAATAATATTTCAGGAATGTTTGTGTCGTGTCAGGAACCGGCCAAAGCGTGATCGTGGGATTGATGAGCCTATCCGCCCAAAAGACCGTCACAGGGCCTTGCTGCGTCTTGTTCGGATATGAGGCATATTCGCTACGTGTGATGGGAAGGATGATGCGATCGATTGCCGTTCCATCCGTTCCTACGACAGAAATATAGGCATCGAGAACGGTTATAATCGTCGGATCATATGAATATGTCGACACGCCAGCCGTCAGGGGCTGCGAGAATAATGAGACTTTCCATAGATTTGGTGTGTCGACATTGAGCCGCGACAGAAGAAGGTTCGCCGCCATGCGGGCGCTCTGCATGTGCTCTTGGAGGATTTCAGTAGGGCGTATGCCGATCAACTGGAAAGCATAGATCACCAGCTCTCCGAGTGATGGATTAAAGATCGTCACACCACTGCTAGTCGTCACTTGTGGCCTCCAATTTGCTCTCTTATCGCATTATGGACGCTTCCTGACAAGAAGAACGCCCCAGTCCGGGGGAGACTGGAGCGCTCAGGGGGAGTGCATCAAGGAGAAGCGTAATCTGACCTCTATGGGAGGTCATGTCAATCAGGGATCGGCACGGCCTCGTAGGACTTCTTGACCTTGACCAGCGATTCCGTCTTGTTGCGGCGCTCGAACTGGCCCGGATCGACCGAATTCAGCTGGTCTTCCTTGCCCTGCACCTGCTGACGTGCGTTCCGCTTGTCCCGCAGCCGAGCGTCCTCGGTGATCTCCATCGGGCGTTCCATCAGCACCATGCCCTTGCGCATGATGAACGCGTCCGTGCTGCCAAGTGGCATCATTTCCGGATGACGCGCGGTCGGGACTTCCTCCCAGCCACCACGCCGAAGGGCGAGCATGTGCGACGACTGTTCCTGGTTCATGACGAAGCGGGTTTTCCACTCGTACGACCAGCCATCAGGGATGATCGACGGATCGATGTAATATTCATCGGCTCCGTCATAGCTCTCATCACGATTGTCGCGCAGTTCGGCGGCGCGCTTGGCGGCACGGGCGCGGGGATCGTCCTCACGCATCGCCGGGCGGGTGTCTTCGGTGTCACGGGCCATCGGCGGACGGCCACGACGGGCGGGAATGTCATTCATGTTGATGTCTCCGTTCAATGACGACGTTCTTTCTGAATGTCCATCTTGTGCTTGGCATATTCCTGCGGGGTGAGGCCCATCATCTCGGCCATCTCGACTTCATCTGAGGTCAGACGTACGCGATTGGGATTGGTGCCTCCGTTTGTCCCAGCCGCACGCGACGAGGGAGCCGCAGGGGGTGCCGACTGGCGAGGCTTGGGCGTGGTATCCACTACAGTTCCACCCTCATCACTCCGAAGGCGCAGCGTCGTCTCCACCGCATCGAAATATTCGTCGGTGTCGGGCTTGATCCCATCCGCTACCGCGAGATTGTGGGCTGCCAGCATCTTGCGGTTGAGATTGGGATCACGGACATATTCGGGATGCTCGCGAATCCACCGGGCCGAACGGGGCGAACCACTCGCTTCGGCGGAAGCGGCGATCTGCTCGACCGGATCGATCTCCTGACGTCGAGGCTCATCCTTGGGAGCGCGCTCCATCTCCTGCTTGCCCAGCTCAAGCTGCGAAAGCTTGGCGCCGTTGTCCGAAAACTCGCGCGTGATCTTCGCCATGGCTCGGTGATCGCCGGCAGCGGCAGCGTCGGCATAGCGCTCCTCAAGCAGATCCTGCGTGGCCTTGAGTTGCTCAATTGCCCCAGTCACGAGATTGAGGTTGCTGTCGCGCGCCTCCGTCGTCGCCCGATGAGCCCGCTCGGAGGCCTCGTTAGCCGTCTGCGCTGCCTGACGCGCCCGGCTTTCGGCGGCAAGGCGCTCGGCCTTCTCCGCCTCAAGCTGGCGCTTCAGATCATCGATACCCTCGTCAACTGCGTCGGCCTTCTTGACCGTCTCGATGACCGGATCGCCTTCGGTTTTTTCGACCTCGGGAAGTTCAACTTCCAACTCTTTGCTTTCTTCGATCATTTGTTATTTCCCTGCCCAAGCCGTTATATCATCAGGCATATCCAAGTTTAGCTCTCCAGCCACTCTCCGAGCATCTTCCTTGAATAGTTCAAAAGTTTTTCCCCAAACAGAGTAACCGTCTTCAATGGGGGTATCCTCGGATTTCACGAACCCCCAGAGAGTCCCATCTTCATCCTGATCTGTTATTTTGATGATCGCCTTAGCCATCTGTATGTCCTTCGTAAGTGCAATTCGGCATTCCATCTACGAGATGGCGCAGCATTGCTTCGGCCTGCGTGGCGTCGAACAGGTTGGTCCCTGTCGGCTCATGGCGCATCGGCTTGTCGATGCCCAAGGTTGCCATCGCGGCGGGACTGTCGTTGTATTCAGCCTTGAAGCTGATGCCGGCGTCTGGCCGGAAGTTCTCAGGAAGCCGCCATGCAAGGAAGCGGTCCACCATGTATTTGATCTGATCGTCTGTCATTGGTCAATCCTCACCAAATCGTATCGGGATCGGAAACCTTGCCCTCGATCGAGGTGTCCTTGAGGCGACGGCAAAGAACTGGGTCTTTCCTGTCCTTTCCGCGAATGGACATATCCCATCCATCAGACGGACGAAAATACACCCAATCTCCGATGCTGACCGAAGGCCACTGCCATGCGCCGCTATCATCGTTAAACGATCGCGGTCCCATCTTGATAACGAGCCCGCACTTCGATTGATATTTATCCTCATCTCTGTTGCGATCCGTTAGATAAATGCCGCTCTTGGTTTTTTCAGGGCGCTGATAAACGGCAACGATAACGTTGTTATGGAACGCCTCCATTTCTGAGATATCTCCGAGCCTGTTGAAGATATCTTCGGCAGGCGGAACCTCATGATCCATAATTAGGTGCGGCATATTTTTCTATTCCTCCATCTTTGATAGAAATTTAAATTCCATTCCGCCAGTTCTCTTTCTGTGGCCAGTGAGGACAAGCGATATTAGACGATGGCCAATACCATAATGGGCAGCAGCCGTTCTAGCATTTGGCCACTCCCGCCCATCCGTCAAGCAGACTATGCGCTTACCGAATTTTCCAGTTCTCGTAGCCTTATAAGAAGGATGGCCAGTAAGGGCCTCACTAATTCTCCTCCTATGGGTTTCTGACGGTGGACCAACCGGCCTACCCTTGAGGGCATTGCTCAGTTTTTCCTTGTGAGCTTCCGATTTTGGAGCTGTATTTTTCCCGCGATTGGATCTGCTGATAGCGGCTCTTGTCTCTGGTGATGCAACACGGCCACTACTCCTCTCTCTGAGGATAGCCTTAGTCTCTTCTGTGTGTTTCATCCCGGTGGAACCTTGTCCACCTAGTGCGATATTGGGACGGCAGAGGCCCATGGACTTCCACCAGCGTATTCTCTCGATTTCAAACCTATGGGCAAAATTCTCGGTTAGGTCATCAAAAATAATATGAACGTCGAAGTGATATCCAGTGCGCCTTAGCTTTTCCTGAATGCGTTTGTGATACCGATTTCTTCCGATCTTATCCCAAGCCCGATAGCCCATGCCCTTGCCAACGTAGAACACTTCGCCCGTATCAGTGCGGATGTGTTCGTACACGTAAAAGCGAGGCGGCACTATGCTAACCAAACGTAAGTCTCCTGTCAGTCTTTGAACGTATCTGTTCTAGCCATATCCATGAAATCCAGAACCTTGGCCAGAGCTTCCAGATTGCCAACCCGGCGACGGTAATCAGCGTAATCAACCGCTGCCCCCGTCGCCAGTCCGTCTTTCTCGCGTTCGATCTCCTCGTCTATGATCTTGCGGAGAGCCTGTTCGTAGCGTTCAAGCATCAGTCCAGTTTACCTTGCCGATCAAACTTCCCCACGCTTGTCCTATGGAAGACTCGTGGCTAAACGTGACCCACGGAATGACGCCCATCATAATGTGATGCATCGTCGCAAACGATATGCAGTCACAAAATTCAGTCCCATCGACGTTTTCTACGATAATTTCCACACCATACTGGGACATGGGATGCTTGGATCTATCGTCACCAAGCTTCACAGGACGAATGGACAGACCAGACCATTTCTCGGTTCCATCCTTGAGTTTCCTATCAAGCCATTCTTGAGAAATTGCCTCCCATAACCGCTTTATGTCCTCTAGGCGCAATTCTCTCTTTTCATCCTCAGTCATGCTTATTTTTCCTGTGAACGCCCATACCATCCAAACTTCTCAAGCCGACCTTCTCCAGAACCAGCACCGGCATCCATCGGATAGGCTCGGCCACCACGCTTGCGTTGCATCGGCGGAGGGACAGGCGGCATGCCCGGAGCGGAACCCAGACCCGGACCACCAGCGGGCGGCATCGGGACCGGAACGGGTGTCCCCGGCATCTGTGCGTTGGGGCCAGTCGGCGCAGCACCTAGAGGAGGCTGCATGCCATCGGGCTTCGAGCCCGTGCCGATAATGATGTTGATGTCGGTCTTGCCCTTGCCGGTACGTCCGCCCGTGGCGCGGTGCAGACCCTTCAGCGTCTCCGCGAGATTGGCCCGCTTGCGCTCCAGCGGATTCTTGCTGTGCTCGGCCTTGGCGAGTTTCTTCGCCGGGATCTTCTCACCTTCCTTGACGCCAAGTTCGCGATGGAGAGCGCCCTTGTTCTTCGTGGCTTCGGCGATCCAGTTTCCGCCACCATCCTTGCGGGCGAGGCGTCCACCAGTCGGACGGGTGCCCTGCATCTCGCCGTCGAGCGAGCCGCCATCCTTGCGGCCCGTCAGATCCTTGGCCTTTACCATCTTCTTGATGAGCGCGCGATCTTCCTTCTCATCACCATGGGCAGCACCGCCAGTCTTGAGACCAGCAGCCTTGTCCATGCGGCTTTCGGTCGGCGTGAAGTTGAAGCGGGTGGAAGGAACTTCACCGCCCACGTCACGCTTTGCGCGTCCGCCCTTCTTGAAGCCGCCGACATGCTTGGTGCCGTCGCGCTTCTCATTCGCTTCCCGAACGTCGCGGTTGACGAATTCCGTACCGATGCCACCACCGGATTTGCGCGGCTTCCTACCCGCGTGGTGCTTGGCTTCCTTGCCATCGACACCCATCACCTTACCGCCCTTGCGATACTGGCGGCGGGACAGAGGACGAAGGCCGGTCTTTACATCGGCATCCAGCACTTCTTCGGGGCCATAGTCGGACGCATCGACCTTTCCGACCTCGCTTCCTACGAGCTTGCGCGCCTTTTCACGCATGTTTCGGCGAGCGGTTCGCGAAAGTTCCGACATTGCAACCCTCCAAAGAGATGTGATTACTTACTCTAAAGAGGTAGGCACTGCAATCATCCGGTCAGGGCTGGATCAACCGCCTTGTTCAGGCGTTCGGCCTCTGCCTTCACTAGCGGTCATCGGCGGCATGAATACAATCTCACCTCGCATCGCCAGAACCGCAAAATATAGGCTCACGCCAATAGCGGGCGCCATTCCGGCGATAGTGAGGATCATGCCCAGCCAGCGAGGGAACTCATCGGTCATTTCAGATAGTCTTGGTGCCAGTAAGAACCGTTTTCAGAAAAATAGCGGATCGCCCGGCATTTTCTATGCTCTGAGTTATCGCGTGTGTCATCACGAAAAGGGTATGCCTGATTTCGTCAGCGCTGCCGTCCAACGCGTATCCGCCTAGAGCGCAGAACTCTTTGTTTTCAGGATCTGTGATGGTGATGGTTATTTTGTAACCAGTCTTCTCATCGGTCATTTTGTGTCCTTATCGGTAATCGTCTTTTCTAGCGGCTTAACGATCGGACCTGCAACACCAAGGCCCTCCGGATGCGCGATCACTTCCTTGATCACTTCCATCGCCGCCTTGCGCTCTTCGCTCTGCCGATCGAGATCACGATTGGCATCTTCGACATGCGACTGATGCGTTTCGAGCCCCAACTTTGCTCTGTTGGTTTCAGCGTCGAGAAGATCAGCATGAGCCTGGATTTCGTCCGTCGATGTCGGCCCCTTGTCTCCGCCCTTGGAGAAGAACCCATCCTTGATCTTGGCCTGTGTTTCGGCCATCCGCGATTGAGCGTCCAGCATGCGAGCATCCGCCGTCTTACCCGCCGTTTGCGCCGCTGCCATATCCTTCATGACTTCAGGAGGTGGCGGCTTCGGCGTGTTCTGCGGGACGAAGAACTGCTGCGGGTTGCTCCATCCCAACGCTTGAAGTGCCGCCGTGTCGACCGCGAGCGGGTCATACAGCTCAGGATTGCCTTGCTGTAACTGCTTGAGCCCCATGATCTTCATCACGCGCTGGGTGTGGCTGGCGGTGTTCGGGTCAGCCTGTGGGGTCAGGTCGTAATCGTCCAATGCCTTGAGGAACGTCTCCTGATCCCACTGTGTCGTCGGCTTGGAATTGCGCTCCCAAAAACTCTCGGGATGCTCGGAGAAGATGCCGGTCAACAGCCGGAACTCTTCGGCCTGTGCCGCATGCATGCGCTTGTGCACCGAATTCAGCACCTTCACAGCCTGATCGATCATCGCCAAGGTTGTGCCTACCGGAGCGTCTGCCCGACCTTCGCCCACCTGTAATTCGCTGGTTCCGCCGATCCTCTGGCCTGTCTCGGCCATGTTCTCGACCAACTGCATCAGCGGTGCCATTGCCTGTGCATTATACGGCAGTGGCATAACCGCTTGATTGATCGGCATGCCGTTGGTTTCGATCTGCGCGCCACCACCCGGAGGAACGCGAAAGATGCTGGTATTCTGCCGCGATGCCGCCTTCGCCACGAGGAAGCCGGGGAAGTTGGCATACATGCCACTGTCCAGCAATTCCCGCCAAGCCGCCGTTACCGCATTGGTCGTGTTGCCAAGAATGTGGAGGAGCCCGATATCGTAAAAGCCGAAACCTGGAACGAAGGTGAACTTGACGAACCACTTCCGGGCAATCGGAAGCTCTTTGCTGTCCTCGTTGTAGTTCCGGACAATCGAGAGGATCTGTTTCGACGAGACATCGATCGTCACCCGATAGGGAACCGACAGGCCGCTGATCTTTCCCTTATATTTGTGCTCGAAACCCGGAATGTCGAGTTCGCAATAGCATTCGTAAATCTCGCGGTCCCGATCGGTCGGGTTCATCGATACCGAAGCGAGGCCCTGTTGAGCCTTCTTCTCGTCCTGCACCGCATCGCTTTGGGGCGCGAGCGGATCGCCCAGCATCACGTCCCGATAGACATCAAGGATCTGCATCCGTCTCACGACAGACGGCCGCATCATGATCCGATGCGTGATCCGCTTGGCGTTGGCGAGGTCGGTTGCCTCATTGTTGACGATCAGGTCGTTGGCGTCGACCGTCTCAGAGACAGGCCTTGACCGTAGCGGGCAGAAATAGACCTTTTTGAACGCCGTGCCCCCAAAGCCCAGCATGAGGAGCATGCGATCGGTATCGGGGTAATATTCGCTCGCCGTGCTGGTCAGGTAGTGATTGAGATCCCGCTCAAGCGCATTGGCAAGCTGGTCTTCCTGCAGCGTCGCGTTGTTGTCGTCGTTACGGATTTTGATCGGACCATCGGTGGGGAGAAGTTCGGAGCGCGCATTGGCTTGAAAGCGTAGAACGGCCTCAAGTAGCAGAGGATGACGAACCTTGGACATCCCCTCAATCGGTGCGCCATCTGTCTCCCCCTGTAGGCCAGGTAGTTCCAGCTTGAGGCCGAGCAATCTCATTCCTTGAGCACGTGAATCGACCCATTCAGTGCGGCTCTGAATGTCGTCCTCAATGCCACGAATGAGGTCATTCGCGATCGACGACAGTTCGGTCTCGGGGATTTTCTCGGCGAGATTGTCGAACCAGTTGATCGGATTATCGTTGCTGGCCCGCTCTAGGGGCTGATCGCTGAGCGAGACAGTGATCGATCCGTCTGAGTGCCGGAGTTCGATCACGTTTCCACTATCGTCCGTGACAGGGCGGATGGAAGGCTCTCCATCATCAATCTCAACTTCAAATGGAGGCTGCGTCGCCATTATCCACCCTGCTTTTCGTTGCGATAGCGATTGATCGCTTTCGATATGAAAATCAACGCCTCATCATCGTTCATCCACCCAGCATCCGGCCATGATCCGTAATCTTGCTGATACCGCCATGCTTTATCGGTGAACCAATCTTCCTCCGGTCCAATTTCCAATGCCCATGCATCTCCCCGGGCGCGAAAATAGAACTGTTGGCCGTCAACAGTTCCCTCAGCTTGGACAGGACAATTCCCCCATATGCCTTGAAGTTCAACTCCAGCCGGGAGATGCGTTTGGGTCTCCATCAGCTATTCCTGACGATGTTCTTGAGATAGGCCTTCTGGAATTCCAGAGCCTTCATCTGGGCCTGCGTGAGCGGCTGGATTTCCCTCGTCGTGCTGTCCTCGCGCTTTTTGGCAAGGGCGCGTTCGGTCGCCTCATTGAGAGCCATGCCGGGATCATAGCGACGCGCTAGACGATCGGATACGATCTCGACTTCGCTGTAGTAGTGAGAGGCACAGTCGAGACAGTGATGATAATAGGCCTGCATCTCCGAACGCAGGAACTGTTCAAACTTTTCGGACCACTCGCCGGATGCCTTAGCGCGCTTGATATGTGTAGCGATAGTGAGACGCATGGACTGACGAGCGAGCCATGTGATTACGGTTTGGGCAATTCTGGCCATGTCACCCCTCAGGTCGGATACAGCGCTTGTTTACCCTCATTACCCCTAAATCGCAAACTCTCGTCCAGTTCCGATTGCCGTTCAGGGGCGCGGGTCAACATTCCTATATCGCGCAAGTGACGAACGGCCATGGAGGTACAGTCCACAAGGTCGTCATGGCGCCCCTTGGGGAATTGAGCGACCTGCGTGATCGTGGTTTCTGCCCACTCCTTGTTGGGAGCATGGACGATCAGGTCGGCGAAGATATGTTGGACCGAATGCAAACGTGCCACCTTATCGAGCGCACCTGGGTTAACCAGCTGCACGCCAAATCCCTCGTGGGAATAGAGGCGACGTATCTCCTGTGCGACAGATATTCCGCTCGCCTTCGCCTCAATCAGCAATTTGTCCACCTTGAGACGCTTTGCCGTTATGGCGACCTTCTCGACAAGCTGGTGGAATTCCAATCGTTCTGTCCATGCATACATCAGCATGACCTTCGGAGCATGAAGGTAGGATGCACGCTCCGCATACATCGGGCGGCCATCAGCGTCCAAGATGCGATTTACTGAGCCTGTGACGTCCTCACTGAATACGCCCCATACAGTCATGGCCGAAGGATCGTTCTCGGTCTTCTCTGTGTAGGCCGTGTCCACCGTTGCTAGAATATAATCCATCGGCGGATATTCGGCAGAATCCCAAGTCTGCCAGTACTCGCGCTTGATGATACCGCCACCAGCAGGCTCTGGCCTTTGCTGCATTTGACCCGCGAAGCCGAAGGGCCCGAGGATGGACTTGTATCCCTTCATCTCATCTGGGCCGAAGCGCTCAGGCCAGAGGAGTTCGCCCTCCTTGGTGCGTGGGTCTTCCCAGCCTATCGACGTATAGCATTTACGGTCAGGCTCATATTCAGCCGGCAGGACGAGGAAATCCCATCCGTCGCTTTGCTTTTCCTGAATATGCCCAGTTAGATCCATCTCGGATAGGCGCTGCTGGATCAGCACATAGGCACCACGCCTAGCATCGTTGAGACGCGTAGACATGGCTCCATCCCACCATTCGATAGTAGCTATCGTCGAAGCTTCACTGAACGCTTCCTGCGCTGCGTTCGGATCGTCAATTAAAAGTACGTCCCCACCTTCTCCGGTAACGGCAGCACCTACAGAAGTGATGAGACGTTCGCCACCCTTGTCATTCGAGAAGCGCGATTTGGTGTTCTGATCACCAGTCAGGCTGAACTCACTACCCCATAGCTTTTGATACCACGGGCTTTCGATCAGACGGCGACAGCGGACGCTATCACGTAAGACGAGCTGTTGCGCGTAAGACGCCACGAGAAAACGGACATTTGGCCCTGAGGTGTGCCCTTTGTGACGCTGTGCCCATGTCCATGCAGGATAGGCGACGGAAACGAGAGAGCTTTTCGAGTGCCTTGGTGGGATGTTTATGCAGAGCTTGCGGATAGATCCATCACAGACCGCCTCAAGGTGCTCGGCGACTGCCTGGATAGCCCAGCCATCCTGCCATGTGCTGGTGTCGATGTACTTCCACGCGCTCTTGAGGAAGAGGTAGAGGCTGTCCTCGCAGTCCACGCGGTCGAGCAAGCGCAACTGCTCAATCGGATCAATCTGTATGTCGTTAAATTTCATGCGCTCAATGTGGGGAAAAGGGGACAGCGGTCAAGCCATCCCCTTACGTCGCTCATGCCAGCGAACCGATCATTCTGCCGGAGGAGTGTCCACAATGTTATCCACAACCGGCGGAACGTTCGAAGGCGTGGTATCTGTGATCTGCACGAGTGCAGGAGGAGTTTCCACCGATGTATCCACAGGATCCGATGAGACGTACACTGGTCGTACATGCCCATAATTCAGCGTATTCGCTGCCATCTCATCAGCCGTAGGCGCAAGCGTATCCTTCACTCCCGCTTCCACAGGCAGCGGCGCAACAACAGGATCAGGTGCCGCAGCAACCGGAAGCGGCGTCACCACCGCAGGACCGCCAGGCGTGTTGGCCGTCACAGCCGTGGTCAGGCGCGCCGTGCCATCCTGGATCTCTCCGATGATGCGTGCGATCGTATCGCTATCGCCCGAGCGATTGGCCGCCGCGATCTGGTCCGTCAGATGGTTGAGCAGCACAGCGACGCTATCGATCACCGTGTTCTGCGCCGTTACGGCGTTTTCGATGTCTGCGAGTGCGGGCATCAGTCTTCCTCTACGTTGAAATCAGCGAAAGCATCATGAGTTTCTTCGATGCTGGTATGCGGTCCAATCACGAAATTGGCGAACGCATCGGCAGCCTCAAGGACCTTATCGGCCGACATGACATGGGGAAAGCTGTTGGCAGCGATAGACAGGCACGCCATGCGGATTTCATTCTCGGTCATTGTTAACCTTTCAGCCTCGGGAAAAAGATTAGAATGAAGAGGAGTAGCAGAATTATGTGCATGACGTAATCCGATCTGGGTCTAGCGGGAAATCGCCTGCGGTTTTCTGTCTGTAGAGATCCTCGATCATCTGCAAGGCGGCATGCTGCTTACAGAGATCGCCATGCGTTGCCGCTCGCATGCATTTCCGCCAATCCTTGCGCGCCCGTTGAGCCTTGGTAACGCGCTTGTTCAGATATTTTTCATAACCCGCATGAGCTGTGAGCGGGTCGAGAAACTTCCTATAGGCTTGGCACTGCATCGCGTTCCCCCAATCCCTCTTTAGCCATTGCCCGTATCTCTACCGCGATCGATTTGTCATTCCCCTCTAATCTAGCAAGGATGTTCCGTAACGCAAGACGCATCCTCTCTTCTCTCTGGACCTGGCGCTTGCGGAATGCTGCTTGGCGTTCGGCGTTGGTCATCAAGAGCGATCTTCCTGCTCAGATTGGGATAGGCGATCCATTGTCTTGGGGAAGCGCTGGGATAGATCGCGGATGGCGGTTGTTAGCTCGACGACCTTTTCGACCGGAAGGCCAGTCGCGATCATAAGATAACTGTCCACGCATTTTGCCGAATCTTCGGTCCCCCGCGCATATTCTCTGAGACGGTGCATGGCAAAGGCTTGGACGATATGATGATTGTCCCATTTTCCCTCACGGATCATCCGAGCGCCGTGGGGATCAGCCCACTCTCCGTCCATAGTTCCTGCCGCCGCGTCCCTGTCGGCCTGCGTCGCTTCAACCATATTCCGATAGGGTTTTGTGTCAGTCACTTCGGAAGCCTCTTGAATGCTTGGCGCTCGGCATAGCGACGCTGTTGGCGGGTCATGGTCGGCGGTGGGAGCGGTGCAGGCTCTGGCTTCGGCGGCTGCTCAGGAATGGTCTGGCTCTCATCCACACGGACAACATCAAACCCTGCGGCAAGAAGCGCAGCAAAGGCTGCGGATCGAGCGGACTGGATCATAGCCACCTTACCCATCGGACTTCTCCCCAGAGCGGAGAGCGGCGCGGGCTCGGGCGGCAATCTCACCTCCGCCATTGCGCCACGGTACAGAGCGCCCTTTTCCGTCATCCACGAAGAGCATGGGGCCACTCTGATCGTTCTCGGCTATCCATGTCAGCGCCTCTCTCGCAGCGGTAAGTTCGGCTGCGAACTTGGAGCTCAACTCGAATTGCTCTGTAAGCTGCTTGTTCAGGCCGACGATGACGCGCTCGCTGTGTTCGATCTCAGTTAGGAGCGCGCGAAGATCGGCATCCATTTTTGGACCATGCATGCCCATATCCAGCGCGAACTTAGTGCGACGAATCGCGCCCGATAGATCACTCACCCCTCATTCTCCTCAATCCATGCATCAATCTCGCGCATAAGCTCGTCGATAGATGCAGCCTCGACACTCTTCCCGTTGCTGACCCAGCCATCTTCTGGGCCTTCATAACTTGCATCGTAATCGGGATGCTGCGCGCGGTAGTCGGCACCGCGCCACGGGATCGGTGGAGGATCATAGCTGATCGACCAGCCACGATATTCTCGATCGGTTTTGGTGATGGTGGTCATGCCTTCACCCTCTCAAGACATTCAACCAGACCCATAGCAAGGCGATTGATAGCCTTCTTTCTGGCGTCGGCGTAGGCGTCGGCGTCGGCGTCGGCGTAGGCGTAGGCGTAGGCGTCGGCGTAGGCGTAGGCGTCGGCGTCGGCGTCGGCGTAGGCGTAGGCGTCGGCGTCGGCGTAGGCGTAGGCGTAGGCGTCGGCGTCGGCGTAGGCGTCGGCGTCGGCGTAGGCGTAGGCGTAGGCGTAGGCGTTTCGCAGAGCCTTATACCAAGTACCCCGATCGGCCCTGTCCCCCCTCATCGCGCGCTTGTGGAGGTCTTGAATCGTCTTCGCCGCAGACGGATCACGACCAAGTTTCTCAGCCGCTTCGATACCCATCTGCCACGAGTAATTCGCGTGCCAATCGTAAACCACCTCAAACGGAACTTCGCCATTCAAGCGTGCAAGCTGGGCATAGAACTTCTCGCCCCAATCGAATGCGTCTTCCTTGGTCTGGCCGTCAAACAGCCACGGGACCATACGCGCGAGCCACTTGGGCATAACCGACGCTGGACAATCTCGCGGCGATGTAAGATTCGGATTAATAACGCCCAGCGCGCAGGCAACGCGCCGTCCATCCTCTTCGCCGTTCCACATCGCCTGACGAAGCCACCCGTTGCGGAGTGCATCGCCATAGCGCTCGAAAGCCTGTTGTGCAGTGATATCAAGCGTCACAATATGTCTCCCTGTGTCTATCTCAGCGACCCGCCCGGCGATCCCAAGACCGATAGCGCGGCCGAAGATCCTCTACGCTGTTACGTGCAACCGCCTCCTCGATCCCGTTCCACAGCTTGCCGAGGAGGAAGAAGGAGAGCGCGAAGCTGGCGGCGGCAATGGTGAGAAGCATGTCTGTTGTCCTATCGTTGATGCCTTGTGTTACGTAACACATGGGATCATGTCAAGCGCCATGTTCACGGACGAAATCCTGAAGCGAGAGCCTTCATCGCTAACGACACGGGACCTGGAACCGCAATGCGGCCGGTCCTCCATCTCGTAACGGTCAGCTGTGTGACCCCAAGCCACTCGGCAAGCTGCGATCCGCTGCAGCCAATGTGGCCCTGAAGACGCTTAAATTCCCTATGATCCATCAATATGCTTATACAGACCCGGCATATTGGTATCAACCCCGATCAATTGGACGCTTCGTCATCCGTCCAGCCGCCCCAAATCACCTGAACCGGGCGCGGCACTGGCTTGCGCTTGACCAGGTGCAACCGCTGCAGCAGCCACAACACGTCACTCTTCCTCAACATCGCTGATCTCCTCGTATTCCGCCTCTTCCGGGGGAGCTAATGCGCGCTGTTGGGATGCCAGGATGAGCTGGCGTAGAGTGTCGCGTTCGTCTGGAGACAGAAGCGTCGGATCGATCGCCGAGCGCAGCGTCTCGCCGTCTGCGTTCGCGTGCTTGAGCATCGTGGAATCGCCGTAGACCTTGGCTTTTCGCTTGCCGGCTTCCCACTTCAGAGCGTCGATGATGACCCGGCCGGCTGCAGGATCAAGCTCGCCAGATGCGACCTTCCCGCGCACATCGTTGATTTCGTCAGCGTTTGTATCGGCTTGATCCTCGCGGGCGCGTGCGTAACGCTCCGCGAATACGGGATTTTCCCTTCTCCAATGATAGACCGTCTGGATGTTTGGGAGATGGCTGTCTTTGCAGATGGATGTCAGGCTTTGGCCCATGACGAGGCGGAGGCATATCTCGTCTGCTTGCTCTTCGTCATAGGGCGCTCGGCAGTTCCAGCGGCTTTTGGGCGCCTCGTACTCATCGATCTGTGGGTTTGTAGCCATGTCCGGAGATTACCTCAGACGAGGTGGATTTTCTAGAGTACCTTGTTGAGATCGGATACGAGTTTATCGTTATCAGAGCGGACGCGCCGGATAAGTCCCTTATTTTTATCCTTGAGTGCTTGGAACGCCTTAACGAAAAGTGGCTCTTTGGGCTTTATGAGCAGCAATTGGTAATCGCATTTGGCCATCTTAGCGACCTTGTGCATCCAGACGCTGCCCCCGACCGAAATCTCTCCCTGTACGTAATAGAGGTCGCCATCCTTAAATTGCGCAGTGATAATCATGTCATTCTCCTTGTTGGTAGATTACCTCAGTTCAGGCGGATTTTCCATGGTCTTTGTCAGGCCAGACAGCAAGACGAGCGTAACCGAACCACCGCATTTTGTCGTCCATCCAAACTTCAGGACGGACGCGCCAAGCGATCTGATCGGCACCTTTTATGAATTCCTGAACAAGCCAGTCCAGTGCCTCCCGCGCGTTTTGCGCATCGGAATATCCGGTTTCTCTGTCGGTCGTTATTGACGTGTAGATGTTACCGAAGACGTGAAAGTTTTTCGGCCCATCGAATTCCAATGGCGTTGTCATTTCTCATCGCCTTTCGATTTGTCGTAGTTCTGCTGCATACGGGTCCATGATTCCGGACTGGTGATCGTGAGTTTACCGATGCGTTCGGCTCTCCATGGTGTGATGGGTCGTTCGCAGTGGAGGATTTCGTCGAGCGTCTGGCGCGATATGCCTAAGCGCAGAGCGATTTCTGTGTCCTTCATGCCTAGGTAGGGCAGAACGTCCTCTCGTAGGATCTCTCCCGGATGGATGGGCCGCAGTCCTGATGTCAGCGCGTTGTTCACGGGTTTTTCCTAGACCATTCGAGACGTTCCGCGTTCATCAGCGCGCACTGCTCTCGGGTGATTTTGATAATATCAGCGTTCTGATCTAAAAGGCTTTTATGGGCAATTTCGGTTGGCTTGCAGCCTTCGGAGATGCGGACCATCTCGTAGTAATTCCCGCGCTTCCGATTGATCTTCGTCAAGCGCACGCAGCCATCAGGATAAAGTTCTCCCTCTGCGTGGCATGGACCGTCCATTTCGAACGATGAGGATATCAGCATGTCGTTTTCCTCAATGTGTCACCGAAACACCACAGGACACCATCTCTATCCCGAGCGCAGCATGGATTTCAACGTGCAGCCCCTTGAGTAGGTCTAGCTCTTCCATGATGGCTTCGTGATCGGTCTGGGCTCGGCGCTCTGCGGATTGTCCTCCGAGGTTCTGACCCACGAGGATAATCGGAAGTAATATCAGCTGGAGGAAAGTTTGCGCGGTCCAAGCGATCAACGGACCAGTTCCGCCCTTGATAGCTTCGGGAAGGCTCACCAGTGCGAGACCAGCAAAGGCATATGTGCACCACATCGTACCCACCGCATTCGTGATGCGGATGGCTATCCAGTCGTTTATGGATGCGATGGTCATGTGGTCAGTCTACCACTTTTGAGTTAGGTGGTCACGCATCTGGTTCGTGAAACCGGCAGAAATCATCCCTGAGTTTCGTGTGCGTTTCTCTGCTGTAGCAGCATTGCCCGGAGATGTTGTAGGTTTCCACCTCCTTCACTCTGTCCAAGCTGTCATAATGGCAACGGGTTCTGGCGTAATCGAAAATTGAAAGCCAACCCTCTGGCTTAGGGAAAACCCAGGGAATCTCCTTCTGCTCGTGCGGCTTCCACCAGCGGCATTCATCGCATCTCATCGTCACTTCCCATCCTTCTGCATCTCTCGGCCGCGCTTGATGGCGGCAAGCATGGCCTTGACCGCCGTTCCGTTATCGGCTCGACCATCCATGACGAAGGATTGGGAATAGCTCTTTTTACAATCACTGTGCTCCCACGCCAGTGTTCGGGCTTCTACTAGGTCTGGATCAACCGGTTCCGGAAGGAGGGCGGAAACCGCCTTAGCCTCGTCAATGGTTTCTCCATAGCCACGGAATGGATAATAGCTCTCATCGTGAGCCCAAGCCCTGATGAGAACCGTCATCCGTTCGACCAGTGCATCATCGATCTTGGTCACTTTCCATCCCTCTCAAGTTCTCGGCCGCGCTTGATGGCGGAGAGAATATTTCTAACAGTCGATGTTCCATCGTAATCACCATCACGAACGGCTTCGGCCATCCGTTGCGTGTAACAAGCGTCGCGAGTGCAGATTTCCCGTGCTTCGATCAGATCGGGATCGACCGGTTTCGGCAGAAAATCCACGATCTCACGAGCGCGGCTATAATCTGCATCTACATAGTAAGAGGCAATCGTCGCGCCTCTGCCAGCCATATCCCGCACAAGACGGCACATCCATTCGTACATCTGACGCTCGCCCTTATCGAGGAGTTTTGATGTATCGGTCATCCGAAAAACCCTCCTGCGTAGAGAATACCGATCATGGAACCTGGGTACGTCAGGCAGCCGATTGCAGCGGCGATGCGCTCAGCATTTGAGCCGCCGTTCGTGCGCCTGACGATGCGCTTAACGGTCCCAAGGGTGATCAACACTATCATCGTGATTTGCGGCCAATGCATCATCATTCTCCTATCAGCGGATGCGTTTTCGGCTCCGCGAGTTTCGCCTTCATTGCCTTGCGTATCTCTTCGTTCGTCCACTTCCCGGCGATAGAGAAGGTTCTTCCCTCATGCTCTATACGGGTCATTCTGTCTGTGGGGCGGGTGATTTTCATGCATTATCCTTCGTCGGTTGATAGTCGACAATATCGAAGTCAGATGGCCCAGTATCCCAAGGTTTCCAACGCCATCCCTTCGGATCGATCCCACGCCGAATGCGACCATTGCGGAAGCGAATGTCGCACCTGTCGATATCGGGAATTTCACCAATGTTTTTCATTCTGGACCATTTGTTTGCAAAAGTCCCGCCGCCATCCACAGTTTCGATACCACGTCCCACAATGTACCGATTTCATCCGGAGACGGCTTGGTCGAAAGAGCATGGGCCGTCACCAGACTGGAAATCGTATAGAGGATCTGGTCCGCCTGCCATTTGACCTCTGCGCGCTTGGTGTTCGCCCTGTCCCGCATCAACAATAGCTTGGCGCGGTGCTCCAACTCCTGTCCCGATGATAACCTTGGGATGAAGGTTTTCACATTCTCCTCGTAGGCATGCCATGCGGGTTTGCTCATCGCGCACCATTGGCTTGTCGGCTCTTTGCGAAGGCAATGTTCCGGCTACGGATATAGGACAGGGTTTCAGGTGACGGATTGACCGGTTGGACACCATCCTTTTTGTGTGGCCATTCGTTGAACCGGTTCCGGAACGTCGCCAGTGCATAGCTCATCGTCTTGCCGTGCAGATGGCAGTAGCCGAGCAACTCCTGATAGAAACGCAGCTTGTCGGACGGCTTGGGCTTGGCCCGCTTCACCGTCGCCTCCGTCTGCTTGCCGCCCTGCACCAGAGACAGCGCCCCAGCGCCCTCACGAAGGTCTGACGTGCGATCCTTTGGCACATGGCCACAAGCGCATGGAGCGCCCTTGTTGGAGCGCAGAGCGTGGCAAGACGGGCATTCTGCTGGCGTAGTGGCCGCGCGCAGTTCGGTCTTCTGTCGCTCGCCTTTCTTGGCCGTGCACATTTCGTCCCGGTGAATGTCTGTCGGGAACCCCAAGCGCAGAACCGTATCGGTATGGTCGAGAATGATACAATCACCGATGCCGGGGTTCACTCTTAGGCCGCGCCCAATCATCTGCACAGCTAGCGAGGCTGACTTGGTAGGCCGTGCCAGGATCACACATCCGATAGCCCAGTCCACGCCCTTAGTCAGGCATCCGACATTGGAAACGACCTGGATATCTCCGTTGTTCAACTGGCGTTCGATGTCCCTACGTTCTTCGGCAGGTGTCTCTCCGTCGATATACCCGCAAGGAACCCCAGCCTCGTTGAACCGATCTGCCATCAATCGGGCATGCGCACGGTCCACGCAGAAGCACAGTGTAGGCATGCCTTGCCCGAGATTCTTCCATGTCTGCACGACGTCGGCGACAAGCGTTTCGTCGCCCATCACGCGGGCTAGGTCATCTTCGTCGTAATCGCCGGCAATGACCTTGGTTTTCGACAAATCCGGATGAGAGGGAGCATAGACCTTGAACGGCGAGAGATATCCCTGATCGATCAGCTCTTGCATGCGAACAGGCACCAGAAGCTCTTCGTAACTGTTGCCCAGACCCTTGCTCCAAGGGGTTGCAGACAGGCCGATAAAAATCTTTTCCGGGTTTTCGTCCATCATATCCCGGATGGCTTTGTACTGGGCATGGGCTTCATCGACGATCGCGAAATCGAAATCCGGAATGCTGCGACGAGCCAAGGTCTGCACCGATGCCACCTGGATCGGCTTGCTGTAATTGGTCCGCCAATGGCTCCCTTGGATTACTCCGATGTCTTCCAAGCCATGCTCTTCGAAACGCTGTACCGTCTGATCGATGAGAGAGATGGCATCCACGATGAACAAGACCCGCTTCCGCTTCTCGCGGGCCATGCGGATGATCTCTGCGGCGATCACGGTCTTTCCTGCACCAGTGCATAACTGCAACATGATGCGCTTGCGGCGGCGGCGGAGTGCGTCTCGGCACATCTCGATTGCTTTGGATTGGTATGTTCGCAGTGATCTCATCTCATCCCCCGTTAGAAGGCTTCATCCATTTCAAATGGTCTTACCTGTCAGCCATTCGTCGACGGTCTTGGATCGCTTTGAGCGATTGCACTTAAAACAGGCAGTCGTCAGATTGCTCATATCGCTAGATCCACCCTTAGACACAGGATGGATATGGTCGCACTCCATGGGACCATTCACTGTTCCGCAGTAAGTGCAGGTAAAATTATCTCTCTCGAAAACGAGAGCCCTGACAGCCTGCCATTCCCTAGTTGGCAACCTAAAATATGGACCTTTGACGAACCGAGAAAAATCATTCTTCGCTCCAGCCGATGCCTCTAGGAACAGCTTGCGAAATTTCTTTGCAGGCAATCTCTGAAGAGTTGGGTCATTGAGAATATCAGGGTTGATCATGAGGTAGGCGCTCATGGCTTGGCGAACCTCAGGATCTTGGCACCCCCATGCCGAGCACTATTTTCTTCTTCCTTACCTACTCCGTTAGGAGAGGTAGGAATCGTGGGTAAATTTGACCCCATGGGTTGGGTAATTTTTACCCAGCGGGAAGAGGGGCCTATTTGGATGTGATCACTGGTCCGAAGGGTGCCAATAGATCGTCTGACGCGACGTATAAATCCGCCCTCTTCCAACGTCTGCAATGCGGTTCTAGCCGTCTTGCGCGAACATCCGCAGCGTTCAGCAATTGTGCCCTGCGCCATGAATGACCAGCCATTGGCATCGGAGCGATCTGCGAGCACAATGAGGACCAGCTTTTCAAGCGATCCCGTCTTTTGGGCCAACGCCCACCCGATCTGTTTCGCGCTCACAGAACGGAAGCCTTGAAACAGAAATGAACTATGGGTATTAAGGGGTCAGTCACCGTGATTTTCCTTCGTCGTCATGGTGATCAGGAGCTGGCACTCCGTTTTCACCGATCCCCCAGTTCGTAGAGCATGGCTCCGGGCTGGGGGTTAGGGGAAACATACCCTAAAGTAGTACTACCTTCAAGCGTATAGATTTGTTGCGCAATCAGTCCACAATGGGTGTGCGTTGATCTTCACGCCGAGATGAGTGCGGCGGTTGGCAATAGCCGCACTCATCTTTGCTCAAGCCTCGTATGGCTCTAGGCCGTCAAACACTGGCATATCGTCAGGATCAGCAACGGGGTATTCGCCCCCTTCCTCCGGGAAGAAGCAATCGATGGTACGACCGAAATTGTCGCACTTAATGCACCAGCCAAACCCGTTCACGCGCTCGACACCGATCTTCGATAGCGCCTCAAATAGGCCGTCGTAATCGATGACATCGACCTGTCGTATCCGGTAGAACAGGATATCCAGATCCTTGCGCGAACCCTCTTTGTAAAGGGTACCACCCGTCAGTGCGACATGGCACCCAAAGGGTGGACAGATCGCCTCAATCTGGCGACAAAGATCAATCGCTTCGCTTTGTGTCCAACTCATTGCTTTCCCCTTTCAACACTCATCCACATACAGATCCAGCGGCATCAGCTTTGCACTGACGTCGATCCGTCCAGCGCTGTAGAGAGAGCAAATGAAGCGCTTGCGGTTTTCCCGGTCTCCGTAATGACGGATGCGAGCATGGGTCCAGTCGAGCGATTTCGCTGCCTTGATCGCTGGTGCGAAGAGCCTGGTTGTGGTGCGAACAGTCATCACCCTTCCTCCCTAAATTCGATGTCTGGGTAAAACGCCTTGAACAGCGTGCGGCGAAGGACATAGGCCTCTGTGCGCGTGGCCTGTCCGCCTTTCAGATCGAGAACCACGGGTTTTCCGTTTCGCTCGCGAAAGGCGAAGTCTGGCCTCATGCCAACCCGTCTGCCATTGTCGTGCTTTAGCTGGACACCTCCGACGACGAAGCCATAAAAAGGTTCGAATTCGAGGTGGGATATTTCCCCGGCGCGTTCTAGCAGGCGGAGTTCGTTGCACTTTCGGGCTTCAGCAATGGAGCTATGCTCATGGCCGATTGAACAGTGCGATCGCTTGGCGCAGAATTTATTGACCTTGTGCCGCATCACGTCACAGAGCCTCCCAGCCGCGAGGATTGAAGCCCCGTTTCTGCGCCATGGTGATCATGTCCTGTGTCTCCATGTGACGCCCCCCAACGACATGCCCGGTACGTTTCTTGTCGAGGATGGAGGCTTGGTAGACCGGCATCAGGCGCCGTAGATGCTGGGCAGCGCGTCCAGCCATGGAATCGTCGGCCGGAGGAATGAGAGACTGTTGCACTGCCCCGTAGGGCTTGCGCTGCTTGAACTTGGCGCCCGTCTCACGCACCCAGCGGGCGAGTTTGTATCCACTGACCCCAAAGCGCTGGGCAGCCTCATAGCGATAGAGGTTCGCGGCCAGAGCCACGAAGTTGGCAGGTGCATCCCCGGTCTCCTTGGCGTTCGAGGGTGACTTGATGCCACACTCGCGCCGCCAGCGCAGAATGAGTGCCTCACCGCAGGTAAAGCGATCGCGCAGCTTGTCGTTGGTCTCCTTGCCCGCATAGATCGGGAAATCTTCGGGCATAGGCCGTAACTGCGCCGGCTTTCCCTGCCGGGCGGTGATCTCATCGGCGATACCGCATTCGATGACCCAGCGCCGCATCGTGCCTGTGCCAAGCGAGAAGTGCTGTTTCGTCTCTGCTACGCCGTGGGTCAGGGCGTATTCCTTGAAACCTGGATCGATCGGACGAGGAGGAGCACCCATTAGCGATGCTCCCCGAACAGATGATCATCCGACAGACGCAATGTCGTTCGCGGAAGAGACGCCATGTGGCGCTTTAGTTCGGCCTTGTGGTCGACCTTCACGCGCTCCAAGGTGATGCGATTGGTCTTGGGATTAAGCCTTACAATCATGAACCGACTTTCGTGGTAAAGCGACCGATAGCGTCGCGTTTCTGGGTTTTTCCGGAGAGACGATGCTCTTTCCGGCGCAGAAGGGTTTCCAGCATATCCGCGCGAAGTCTCTGCGAATTCGAGAGACGACGGTGATGATTGCTCAACAGAATGTGGTGGATGAGAAGGAGCGTTGCGCCCATGCTATAGGCCAACAATCCTGCGATGAAAGCTCCGGTCATTGGTTTTCCTCCAATGCTGCATTGAGCGCGGCGGTCAGGCTCGAAGCATGGACGACACAGAATCCGATAGGCGTTTGTGGATACCATTGAACCGACCACATGGAGTTTAAGGCAATCGCTCGCTTCCTCTCATCTTCGGACACCCATCCATGCGTATCCCAATCTGCGAGGTGTCCGGATTCCACCATTTCGCCAACCGTCATATAGGAAGGCGCGTTTGCATCGTTGAAAGCTATCGATAGGCTGCTAAACGAGCCCTTGAGAAGCGATTTAAGTCGCACTTCCAGATCGCTGAAGTCGGTCATTGCCAGTCTCCCTCGCGATCAATCTGCTCGCACATGGCGAAGAATGCGTTTGCCATGTTCATCGAGGCGACGGCGAACGCGCCAAGCATCGCGAATGACAGCGTGACGACGAAGGACGGGTGCATTGCTCTTCTCCTCTGCGAAGATTTTATTGATCGCCGGCGGACGGTGAAAGAGGGGAGGACGTGAGGAATGAGAATTGATATTATAGAGCTTGCCTTTCCCCTCTAATCTCCGGCATTTCCCAGCGATCATCGAACGGGTCATTCCCATGGCCTTCGAAATGGCTAGGAATGTCAGACCGCGTTTGCGCAAGTCGCACAGCCTATCGGTCTCGGCATCGGTCCACGGCGCGGCCATCAGTTGGCCTTCCGGCCGAACTTGCCGCCATCGGAACGGATCGGAACCCACTTGATCACCTTGGCGGATAGGTCGTCACATTCGCGATCGAGATGCTCGACCAGAACATTCAGTTCGGAATTTAGCTTGTAGAGACGCTTGCGGTCGGTCTCGATCACATCTCGATCGGCGCACAGGTCACTGATCAGCATGTGCTTCTCAAGCAGCATCTGTCGTTGACGCGCGATCCCCATCATCGAAATCGCTGCAACCCCGGTCGCGATCACATCAATCAGAATATGCAAGGTACTTCTCCTCAATTTTAGGGAAAAACACTTTGATTTGCTCGTAAGTTTCTGCCCTCTTGAGCATGTTGCGGATGCTTATCACGCAATCTCTTACGTTGCGGCGATACCTGACTTTTACATTATTATTTACGGGAAAATTCCATTTTCTCATGATGTTGCGTAAATTTGACTCAGAAGTATCAGATGCTTTTGAAATCACCGATGGGGAATAGCCTTCTTCGATCAGTTCGTAGAAAAGAAGGGCCATAACATATTGTGGATGATACGCCCTTCTTGGGAAATTTATGACGCTTTTCGCGAACGATATAATTTCCTCGACTGGTGAGAACCATTCCCCGTCTAGGCGATGATTTATGAATTTCTGATGCGTCCATGCTTCATCGGACATATAACCTTCAAGAATTCCTATTATTTCTAGATCTTTCTTGATCGAAGAGGAAACAGATTTGACCCTGCTTTCTAAATGAACGGAAAACCCGATCTTAATTGGACCAGATCCGTCCTTAGCCCTTAGGAAGTAAACAAACCCTCTCTTTTCGAAGATTCCGTTACTGCCTTTTGGTATGCCAATGCGCATTAGGGCTTCCTTGACGACCTTTTGGGGTAATGCCATAGTGGCAAACATGATCCACATCGAAGACCTTTGCAACCATAAATTTATGTCGCTGCGGCAAGCCGAGATCGGTACATTGAGAATTATGACATACCGATTCTCATTGAAGGAAATTCTGGCAGAGCGCGGCGTGAAGCAGCGCGATCTAGCTGCGAGAATGTCTGAGATTCGCGGGAAAAAATTCAATCAGCCAGTGCTAAGCAAATGGGCATCTGGAGCGCGCAAGCCGAATGTTGACGATATAATCGACCTCGCCAACGCCCTTCTCATTGCCCCTGGTGACCTATTCCGCCTCGAAAAATAATTCTCACTGCGGATTGACACAGTTGCCGTAGCGGCATATTCTGCATCTCAACAAGGAGGCAGATATGGACATGGAACTTCTTCACAAGCTCGGAGTAGGCGAGAAGCTGATCCAGCGTCGCCACGATGAGATGATCAAGGCGCATAGCCTCGCCCGTGCGGCTCAGGCCTACGAGCTGGCGGCGGCTGCCGGCGCGGCGCTGGGTGAGTGCCCGGAGTGGACCGACCTGCTCCGCGCAGCGTTCGACCTGTTCGAGTGCGATCAGTTGCACGACATGCTGCAGGAGGCTTCGTGCTCGGACGAAGATTCGTTCGGCCATGACCCTCGCTCTCTGCAGTCGCGCATCGCTTCGGCGAAATTCGACGAAGGAATGGGCAAGTGAGCGCGTGGCGCTGCGCATGGAGCATGGTCGGCAAATGGCTGGTCTATGTTCCCGATCCCGAAGGCGGAGAGGTGCAGTTAACCCTTCCGGAGCATATGAAGGCGGAGGCGCACAAGATCGCGGCCGCGGACGATATGATGAAAGCCATAGAGGATCTCTTCCAAGAAGAAACTATGGACGTATGCATAGGGTATGACCATGGCGGAAATTACATCTACGGAGACGCAATACGCACTGATAGCGATGCTTTCCGCAAGATCCGCATGGCATATGCTAATGCCATTGGAAAGGAAATCTGACATGACCCTCACCGAACAGCTTCGCGCGCTCATCGCTGAGCATGACCTGACCGCTCTGTCTGTAACCGCTTACCGCCGTACTGACGGGACCGTTTATTTCGGGGCATACGCTCACTCGGATGTGACTGTCGGAAGCAGCATGAGCTTAAACTGTGACGATGAAAGTCCGGCAGAGGTCATAGCATCCGCCATCAACGAACTGAATGCCAAGCGGCATAAGCCGGTGGATGTTTCCGAGATGGAGGGCTTGTGATGGCGGACTTTTATACCATCCGAAAGCGCCGAGACGATTTTTTCAATCTCTCATTTGATGAGATGGTTGAGAAAATCATAGACCTCGAAGTCGAACTCGAAACCGCATGCGATGAGATCGCCGATCTCAACAAGCAGATCGAGGAGGCCTGACATGACAACCTACATCTATGAGCGGCTTCCGGACATTCCGGTCATCATCCCCGTCATGTCGGTTCCGATGATCCCGAGCGAGCGGATTGCGCTTGCCTACAGCGATCCGAACATGTCTGCCGCCGAGTTCGAGGCTCTGGTGAACAGCATCTATGGCTTTGGCGACCTTGAGGAGGATTTCTGATGGCCAGCCGCACCATGAAAACATGGCTCATCTTCCAGCTTGCAGGCTGTGGTGAGCACGAAGCCGAAGTGGTCATAACCTATGATGCCACGCCGGGCGATCCTGGCTCCGATGTTTACCCGCCATGTGAGGCAACGATCGAGATTGAGAAGATCGAGCACGTCGCTGGTACGCGGTTCAACATGACATGGATGATCGACGCTGGGTTCTACTCAGAATCCGAGTTGGCCGATCTGTGCATGCAGGATTGGATCGACGCCGAAGAGATCGAACGCGACTATGCCGATGAGGCCCGTGCCGCGCGCATGATGGGGGACTTCTGATGAGTCCCTATCAGGATGACTTCGTCCGCCGCCGTCAGGCCGAGATCCGTGGCTATTCCCAGCCTATAACCCCGTTCCACGTCTTACACGGCTATGGCCGAGAGGCTGTGGCGGGATTGGTGCTAGGATTTCTGATCATCATCGCCGCAATGTTTCTGCTGGCACTGTGAGGATATGACGATGGACGCGAAAATCTCCGAAGCAATCGCCGCCGTCATGGCTGGCGTGCCGATGCTCAACAAGGGCGAGAAGAATAAACATGGCAATTATAACTTTGCCAGCATCGACGACTTCCTAGAGGCTGTCCGTCCAGAGATGGCCAAGGCTAAGCTCGTAATCTCCTCAGACGAGGAATCCTTCGATGTCATCAACGATGGCAAGGATGCTTGGCTGAAGATGGTGTTCGCATTCACTGCGCATGCCGATGGCTCTTCATACGGTCCCCTGCGCCGCACGGCTATGGTTCGTGCTTCGATGGGTTCTCAGGCCCTCGGCGCCGCTCAGTCCTATGCGGAAAAGCAATTCCTCCGCTCGCTATTCAAGATCGCAACTGGGGAAGGCGCATCGATCGATAGCGACAGCCACCCGCAGAGCAATCTCCCGACGCAGAATCGCGCCCCAGGTTCGAACGGCGCGGCCAAGCCGGCACCGAAGGAGCGTATCCGTTACGACGGTATGCCGCATGAAACCCCCACCGCACTCAAGGCGGCAGTCCGGACGTTCATGATGGAAGTGAACCGCGCACCTGATCCCGACAGCCTTGATGCGCTGATCACCAGCGAGAAGGCGCTTATCGATCAGATCCGACAGGTTCGCCCTGACTGGTGGGAAGGATCGGTGGATATCGAGAAGGGCATTGCCCAGCAACTCGCCGAGCGTCAGACCGCCGTGATGGCTGAAGCCATGGAAGGCGGATATGTCCCCGGCATTCTGGACGCCGGCTGATGAGCGACACAAACGCATATCAGAGAGCGCTTTATTCGAAAAGCGAACGCTATCGGCTTGGCAAGATCAACCGCAATCGTCGCCTTCGGGGACAGCCAGAGGTATCCTATCTATCACAGGTAAAGCTTCGAACGCGAAAGGACGATGTAGATGCTTCCCAAGCGCATCGATAGAAACAGCCACAAGGCTGATGAGAAGCGCAGGAGTCCTGCTCATCGCGCTTGGGTTCGCGGCTTCAACTGTTGTGTGCCGGGATGCGAAGAGCGGCCGATCGAATGCGCTCATGTCCGTCTCGGTACGGACGGTGGAACGGGGATAAAGCCAAGTGATCGCTGGTGCATAAGTTTGTGCCGGTTTCACCATAACCGGCAACATGATGTGGGAGAGTTGTCATTCGAGGCAGAGTTCGGTATAGACATGAAGAAACTTGCGGACGAATTTTCTCGTAAATCTCCGCATAGGTCTAAACTGGGGCTCTGACATGGATGATATTTCGAAACTTGAAGGACGAAGGTTCGGCTGTTGGTTGGTTATTGAGCGATCTGAACGGCCTGTTAACACAAAGGAAAAAGGTAGATTTTGGCTTTGCGAGTGCGATTGCGGTAATAGGCAACTTATTCCCGGAGGGCGCCTGAATGCAGGTAGGGGAATAAATTCATGCCGAGCTTGTTTTGGTCACGGACATGCTCGTTCTAGAAGTCTATCTCCAACGTACAATTCTTGGAGAGGAATGAGGGAAAGATGCATTAGCCCTAATCATGCCTCGTACTCTAGATACGGAGGAAGGGGCATAAAAGTTTGTGATAGATGGATTAGATCCTTCCCTAATTTCCTAGAAGACATGGGAGATCGTCCTAAGGGAATGTCTCTAGATAGAATAAATCCAGATCTAGGATATTCTCCTGAAAATTGCAGATGGGCAACCGTGAAGCAGCAGTCCACTAACACAGTCCGTGGAGCTATGACTGATGAGCAAAAGGTTGCCATCATAGAGATATACAAAAGTGGGATTAGCGCTCGGCTAATAGCTGATGCAGTTGGAATATCCAGGGGAACCGTATCTGCTTTGGTAAGCTATTCTGGATATAGCAAACGTCAGGAGATCGAGCGAGTTAAGCGGGAGATCTCGGTATGAGCCAAGTTGTCATCCTTCGCGGTGACGCCCAGCGCGATCTAGCAAAGCGCCTCATCGACAAGGCTCCGGCTGATTACGTCGTCAAGATCGCCGAACCGAAGCGTTCTGATGAGCAGTCGCGCAAGATGTTCGCCATGCTGTCGGATATCGCCCGCGCCAAACCACTCGGCAGACGTCATACAGTCGACGATTGGAAAGCGCTTGCGATGAACGCTTGTGGGTGGGAATGCCAGTTCCAAGAAGGACTTGACGGTCGGCCGTTCCCGATTGGGTTCCGATCCTCGCGCCTCACCAAGTCGCAGATGAGCACACTGATCGAGTGGTTATTCGCGTTCGGTGCAGAGCATGGAGTTCGATGGTCAATTTAGCTGTTGACAGACGTAACGTCGTGACGTTATAAGGGGTCAACAGATGGAGGAAGAGATGAGCACGGAATATGATCAGCTTGTGGCATGGCGCTCCACTCTTTCGACGATGCGCTCTGAGATGAGCAAGGTCGCCAGGGTGTCATTGCAAGATCAAATCGA